ACAACAGTTACATCTATAACTATCAATGTTGAAGGTAAGGGTTATAAAACAGGGGATACATTAGTTATTGCTGCTCAAACTGTAGGAGCATCATCAACTTCATTTACTATTCCTCTTGTAGCAGCAGACACAGCTTCTATTTGGTATAAAACAGCAGCTCTTACAGTATAAAAGAGTAACAATATGCAGCAACAATAAGAAACAAAAAATAGAATGGCAAACGAAGTAATTAACTTAAACACGGTATTTAGTGGTTTTAATGGTGGAACAGACTTACAACCAAAGAACACAAGAACAAATAATCAAGGTGTAACGATTAATGACATGGCTGGTTTTATTAAAATTCTATCAACTGCTCCTGCCTCAAACGTTGCTGGTGATATGTATCTTCTTGGTTCAGTTCTCAAAGTTTGTGTAGTAAGCGGAAATCCAGGTTCATTGTTGACCTTTCAACCAACATAGCAAATCCTTTTTTATAGGATAAAATAGTAACATTACAATCTAATTAAATTTAATATATTATGTCTGACGAAATCGTTAAGAAATTAAACTTTGGAGACGAAGGTAAAAATAAAGTCTTTCAGGGAGTCTCAAAGCTAACCAAGGCAGTAAGCTCTACATTAGGAGCAAGCGGTAAATGTGTTATGCTTGAGGACTCATCTGGAAAACCATTAATCACAAAGGATGGGGTAACAGTAGCTAATTCAGTTACACTACTAGACCCTGTTGAAAATATGGGTGCTACGCTTCTAAAGGAAGCCGCTAGACAAACCGTTAAAGAGGCAGGTGACGGAACAACAACTGCTACGGTACTAGCACACTCTATTTTAAAAGAGGCATTTGAAACAAAGGACTACAACTCAAGAGAGGTAAGAGATGGAATAAGCTCTGCCGTTGAAAAGGTTGTAACGTACTTAGAAAGTAAAGCTGTAGATGTGAGTGGTGATATGCTAAAGCAGGTCGCAACAATATCATCTAACAATGACTCAGTTTTAGGGTCAATGATAGCTAAAGCTTTTGAAGACGTTGGCGAGAATGGTGTGGTTAGTATGGAAATATCTAATGACGAGGAAACATCCGTAGAGGTTGTGGATGGTGCATCGTTAGACAAGGGCTTAAAGAACCATCACTTTATTAATAACAAAGAAAAAGGTTCCTGTGAGTTAAATAACCCACTGGTGTTAATCGTAGAGAGCAAGATACCTAACGTAAGGAAGGTTCAAAGCATTCTTGAGTACATCATTAAGAACAAAAAAGAATTATTGATTATTGGTGATGCTGATGAGCAACTTGTTACAGCAGTCTCAATGAACGTATCTAAGGGAAACATCAAGGCAAATATTATTGACGCACCTGATTACGGTATTAATAAGAAGCAGACGCTACAAGACTTTGCGGTACTAACGGGGGCTACAGTGATAAACGAAGACCTTGGTGACGATATGGATTTGATTGATGTAAGCCACTTAGGAACGTGCTTGAAGTCAATAACAACATCTGACGAAACAATTATTCAAGTAGACGGAATGAGTGATGACGTTAAAGACTTAATCAAGCAGCTTAAAAAGGAGTTAAAGACCACAAAGATTAACGGCAAGAAACACTTACTTGAGAAAAGACTTTCAAGACTTGGAGGCAAGGTGGGAGTTGTTAAAGTAGGTGCAAATTCGGAGGTTGAATTAAAAGAAAAAGCTGACAGGGTTGAAGATTCAATCTGTGCAACTAAGGCAGCGATTAAAGAGGGTATACTTCCAGGTGGAGGTATTGCTTTACTTAATGCTAGTGACAATATTAAATCTAAGAATGTAGGAGAGGCAATATTGCTAAAGGCGATAAAAGCACCATTCCAAACAATAATGGACAATGCTGGTGTTAAAATTGGATTTGTAAACTCAGAAGAGGGTTTAGGAGTCAACGTAATAACAGGAGAGATTGTTGATATGGTTAAGTCTGGAATAGTTGACCCACTACTTGTTACAAAGAGTGCATTGAAGAATGCGGCATCTGTAGCTAATACGATACTAGCAACCGATTGTGTAATTAATAACTTAAGAGCATAATGAAAGCAGTAGGAAGATATATGTTGATAGAGCCTGTAAAAGAAAACGAAGTATCTACAAAGGGTGGTTTAATCTTAGGAGAGAGCCACAGAGAGGATATAAGATTCAGGGAGGCAAAAGTAAAAACCATAGGAACATTAGTTGAAGGAGTACAGGAGGGAGATACCATATACTACGACAGACACGCAGGGTTTGATATGGAGGTTGATAAGGTTATTTACAAGGTCATTAAAGAGTTTGACGTTGTTGTTATTTTGTAATGAGAGGGGGTAAGTTAGAGTACTCCGACTTAAGAGAGTTTAAGATACTTAAGCACTATAGAGTTATTCGGAAGTGGGTTGCTAAAAACAACGACATTAGTACGGCAGACTTAGAGGTGTTAATATACTTAGACTGTGTAGGATTCTTCAACAGGTTAGACTTTATAGATGGTCAGTACTCACACAGTTGGGATAGCGCAAGGTGGTCTAGGCTTATGGATGGTGGCTGGATAACTATATTCTCAAAAAGAGATAGGGTACACGCTAAGAAGAATACCTATAAAGTATCATTTAAAGGTAAGAACCTTATCAATAGAATCTACAAGATAATGGTTGGAGAGGAAGACATACCAACAAGTAAAAGAAGAAACGAAATAATGAAGGGTCGGTCTTACACAAGTAAGGTTCTTATTAAATCAATAAAAGACGTTAACAAAGATAAAACAATAAACAATGGGATATAAAACAAAGTCAATGATTAATCAAAGGGGACCTGGACAGCTACCTGGTTTTGACATTGAAAACTTTAAGTCAATAGATAACAACCTAAAGAAGTTGACGACGAAGTTTAAAGGAATTAACGAAACCAAAGCAATTCAAGAGATTAGAAAAAAAGAAGGACCTAGTGGTGCGATTAATACTTCTAATTTACTTCAAGAGAATCTAAACAAAGAAAGCTCTAAATCTAGTTCCCCAACAAAAGCTAAGAAAAAGTTGATAGAAGGACGTAAATTAAAACGCTCTCAAAGAAAAGAAGTTAGAGAGGCTGGGAAAGAAGCTGCAAAAGATGTTGATACAAGTTTTAAAAAAGCTGAACTAGCAGGAACAGATTTTAATTCTTTATTAATTGGTACGATTCAAAATCTTACATCATCATCAAAAGCTTCAAGCAAAAAAAGAAAAGTAAAAAAAGCAGCTAAAGATACGAAAAGAGAAATGCTTTCTAAAGGTAGACCAACAGAACCTATGGGAGAACTGGGAAATAAAAAATCTCAGACATTAAATGCTATAAAGACAAGTATAGCTCCTGAGAAAAGTAAAGTTACTGAGGCAAGTGCAGTTACTAAAAATACGAATAAAACTAATACAGCTCCTATACCTGGAAGCGACCCATTTTTAGTACCTAAAAATGCAAATACAATAGACTCAAAATTAGGTGATGATATTATGAGGTTTGGTATAAATCCAAACCAAAAAACAGCTAAAGGTCCAGCTAAAGACCAATACGATTTTAACCCTCCTTCTTATATTGATAGAACGATAGAAAAAATTCAAGATTTTATTGGTGTTGATAAACTTCCAGCTCCTAGAGAACTTTTTGGATTTCAAATGACGGGTGATGGATTTAATAAAGGGATGTTAAGAAAAAACAAATACAAAAAGTAATATGAAAAATATACTCAATCAACTAGGAGCAACAGCAACTAACCTAGATGGGGCAACTCCACAAGAGATGCAAGCGTTAGGGATGAATCCTATGGGTCCTGCCGTTCAAGGCCCTATGGCTACTAACCCCATGATGCCAACAACAGAACCTGCCGCAATTCCGCCAGTAGTTCCAACAGATAATAATTTTTCACCAAAAACCAAATCAGTTGCTGACTACACATACGGTAGTGATGTATCTAGAGGTTACTAAAAACAAAGCTATGAAAAGTAAAAATATGGTAAAGACAAAAAGAATGTATGCTCCAGCTCAAGGGTCTGATGCAATATGGGATGGCCCGTTAAATATGGACAATATGCCAAGAGGTAAGGGGTCTAGCAGCGGGGCAAATGGCATTCAGCTATTAGCTAAAAATATGCCAGCTTATATTCCAGGACCTATCACTGAGATAGCAAAGGGATTTGACGGAGAAGGTATGAACTAGAAGTTTTGGAAGACTTTAAGCTTTGCGTTGCCAATGCGTTGGTAATGATGATAACTATGTCAGACATAGAGGTCATACTTAAAATAGTTTTATTATTAGTCACAATAGGTTACACTACTTTTAAGTGGTTGTCTGTTGCTAAAAAATATAAAGATGGAAAAGATAAGTAAACATATATCATATAAGGAAGGGGTTAGAAGTTCTACCGCTAAGAGATTAAGCATAGATAACACTCCTAACGAGTTTGATTTAGATAGAATGAAGTCTATATCCAAAAATATATTTGAACCTCTTAGAGAGGCTGTAAATGGCCCTATACGCATAAATAGCTTCTTTAGGTGCAAGCAACTCAATAGAGAGGTAGGTGGAAGTGGTACGTCTCAACACTGTAGAGGAGAAGCTTTTGACTTAGATGACTCTTACGGTCATATGTCAAATGCAGATATGTATAAGTTTATTAAGAACAACCTTAGCTTTGACCAAATGATATGGGAATTTGGTGACGATGAGAACCCTGATTGGATTCACGTTTCTTATGTTTCGGAAGACAAGAACAGGAATAGGTGTTTGAGAGCTATAAAGGAAAATGGTAGAACTGTTTATATTGTAAAGTAATGGCAAGCAAAGTAAGCAAGAAAGATATGGCTTGCAACAAGCCCAAGAGAACATCTGGTCACCCAAAGAAGTCACATATTGTAAAGGCTTGTACGGGTGGAAAGGAAAAGTTAATTAGGTTTGGTCAGCAAGGTGCTAGTACAGCAGGAAAACCAAAGACTGGAGAGTCTGATAAGATGAAAGCTAAAAGAAAAAGTTTTAAGGCTAGGCACGGAAAGAACATAGCTAAAGGTAAAATGTCTGCTGCTTACTGGGCAGACAAAGTTAAATGGTAAACAATAATAAATAAAAAATGGATAAGTCAAGAAAAAGAATCTCACAAGATTACGCAAGAAACGCTATTGTAGATGGAGACACCAAGGCAGGTAGATACGAAAAAAAGATGGCAGTAAAAGAAGCTGCTGGAGAAGGACCTTCTATGAAGTCTGAAATTTACATGGCAGGAACTTCTATGGGTTCTGGCAAAATGTCAAAAAGCGGTATTATGCAGTGTGGAAGCTGTATAGGCAAGCATATGAAAGGTAACAGTGGTATTAATATGAGTGCTGACCTTAAGTATATGCCAATTATAGACAGAGAAAAAAATGCAATGAAAAAAGGCGATAGGTAGTATGGGGTTTAAGTTATCTAATCCACCATATAAGAACGAACCAACCCCAGTCTATGAATTAGACTTGGGGCCTGGCGTTCTTGGGCAGAGTAATAACAACGGCACTATCATAATAAATGATAAGCTAGACCCTAAGTTTCACGATGAGGTTATTGGACATGAAGAAGTTCATATTAATCAAATGGCTAGAGGAGACTTAGATTATGACGACAAGAACATTTACTGGAAGGGAAAGTCTTACTCAAAAAAAAATGCTAAGATAGCTATGGCTAGTCCTGCAAATTCTCCTTGGGAAAAAGAAGCCTACAGTAAGTCTAAGACTAAATATAAAGATAAAAAATACAATGTCTAAAAAATTTAAGGATACAAAGTTAGGTGCATTTTTAGGTAATGCTGCACCACACATATTAGAGGTAGCTGGAGATTTACTTCCAGATGCTGGTGTGTTAGGTATTGTAAAGAACCTCATTGAAAAAGATGATAAAATTAAACCTGAGGATAAGAAGGTAGCTTTAGCAAAGACAAAAGAAATGTATGAGCTAGAAGTTAAAGACAGAGACTCAGCAAGAAGTAGAGAGGTTGAAGTTAAGAAAACAGGTAGTAAGGATATAATGATGATGCTGACAGGTATTGTTGGATTGTTGTCGTTTATGTTTATTATATACGCAGTAGTTTACGAGGAGGGTGTTTTACACAACGAGCTGTTCGTTCACTTGATGGGTATGGTAGAGGGTGTGGTAATATCTAACATTTTTGCATACTATTACGGGTCATCAGCAGAAAAATAGTAAAAAGTAAGTAATTATAAAAAGAGTAAGAATCAAATTTAATTTAATATGAACAGAATTACAGATGAAGAGCTAGAGCTTATCAGAGAGCAACAAACAAAAATTTCTCAAATTAAACAAGACATCGGAACACTAGAACTTAGGAAGCACGAGGTTATGGGCGTAATGCTTGATGTAAATCAAGAAGTCGAAGAAACAAAAACCACACTAGAAGAAAAGTATGGTCGTGTAAACATTAACCTTGATGACGGGACTTATACCGAAGTTGAGGAAGAAGAATCTAAGTAATGAGTAGTGTTATAAGAAAAATCAGCATAGGGTCTGATTACAAGAATGAAGCAATGCATTATTCTGTTGGGCAACAAGTATATGGTGGTCACGAAATATCTGATATTCTCCTTGACGAGAAAGATAACTCTTATAACATTTATATTCAAAAAAATAAGGAGACATTGCCGTGGAAGAAGTTCAACTCTAATATGGCAATATCTGTTGAATATGACTTGCAGTATTAATGAAAAGTATTCACGATTTTATCGTAAAACCTATAGAGGGTCGATACAATAATACTGTTAAGGTTGACGAGGTTGACCTTATAGTCAATACAAGAATTGAGGAATTTAAAAGCGTGAGTAAAGTTGCCGAAGTGGTGGCTTTACCATTAGCTATAAAAACTAACATAAAAGTTGGGGATAAAATCATAGTACACCACAACGTATTTAGAAGATTCTATGACATTAGAGGAAACGAAAAGAATAGTAGGAGTTTTATTAAAGAAGATATGTATGCTTGTTCACCTGAGCAGATATACCTGTATGGAGCAAATAAGACTCATCTTGATTATTGTTTCGTAAAGCCAGTAGAAAACGATAGTATATTTTCTTTAACAAAAGAAAAGCCACTTGTAGGATTTCTAAAGTATGGAAACAAAGGACTAACTAACTTAGGGATAAACAAAGGAGACCTTGTTTCGTTTAGACCAACATCTGAGTTTGAGTTTGTTATAGATGGAGAATTATTATATTGTATGAAATTAATTAATATCGTTGGTAGTTATGAAGGTAAAGGAGATGAAAGAGAGTATAATCCTAGCTGGGCAAAAAGCAGTTGTTGAACTGATTAAAGTTGCTGAAGAAGCTATTATAGACTCAGGAGATGACATAACAGCAGATAGATTGAAAAATGCAGCAGCAACTAAAAAACTTGCAATATTTGACGCATTTGAAATACTACAACGCATAGAAAATGAAAAAAATTTGTTAGAAAACAAACCAAAAGAAGAAACTAAAAAGAAAGAGTTTAGAGGGTTTGCTGAAGGAAGGGCTAATACTAATTAGTATGTACGAGCAAAGTTTATACAAGGTATTAGACAACTACATAAAACCATCTACTCTAAAGAAAAAAAATAATGATAAGTCTTGGAAGTACGGGTACGATGAGGATTTTGATATTATTGTAATAAGTAAAACAGGTAAAATAGGAGAGATTTATGAAATACAAAATCTTAAGATAGCATTACCTGCTGAGTTTGAAACTCATAACTTTAAAGATAAAAAGTGGTCTCATACAGAATATCCAAAAGAATTAGCTAGAATAAAAACAATCTTTGATTGGAAGGAATACCCTGAAGATTTTAAAGAACAATGGTACGATTATATTGAGAAAGAATTTGAAAGAAGAGAAAATGGATTTTGGTTTAGTAATAAGGGTAGTTCTACTTACATTACTGGCTCTCATTATATGTACTTGCAATGGTCAAAAATTGACGTTGGACAACCAGACTTTAGAGAATCAAATAGATTATTCTATATATTCTGGGAAGCTTGCAAGGCAGACACAAGGTGCTTTGGAATGTGTTACCTTAAAAATAGACGGAGTGGATTCTCCTTTATGTCTTCAGGAGAGACAGTCAACCTTGCTACGATATCAGTTGATTCCAGATATGGAATACTTTCAAAGTCAGGGCCTGATGCAAAGAAAATGTTTACCGATAAGGTTGTACCAATCTCAGTCAACTATCCGTTCTTCTTTAAGCCCATACAAGATGGTATGGACAGACCAAAGACTGAACTTGCATATAGAGTGCCAGCATCAAAGTTTACAAGAAAGAAACTTGACTCTAATGAGCAGCAAGAAGATATCAAAGGGTTGGATACTACTATTGATTGGAAGAATACAGGTGACAACTCCTATGATGGAGAAAAACTAAAGCTACTTGTACACGATGAATCAGGTAAGTGGGAGAGACCAAGCAACATACTAAACAACTGGAGGGTTACAAAAACCTGCTTAAGACTAGGTAGTAGGATAATAGGTAAATGTATGATGGGTTCAACATCTAACGCTTTAGATAAGGGAGGAGAAAACTTTAAAAAACTTTACTATGCATCAGACGTTACGAGAAGAAACAGCAATGGACAGACTGCTTCAGGACTATATTCTTTGTTCATACCTATGGAATGGAACTACGAGGGATACATTGATTCTTATGGACTACCTGTCTTTGACACTCCAGAAAAAGCGGTTAAAGACCCTTACGGAAATTTAATTAAACTAGGGGTAATAGAGTACTGGGACAATGAAGTAGAAGGACTAAAAGGAGACCAGGATGGATTAAATGAATTTTATAGACAGTTTCCAAGAACAGAGCAACACGCTTTTAGAGATGAAGCTAAAGAATCTATATTTAATCTAGCAAAAATATACCAACAGATAGACCACAATGAAGGAATGAAGTCTAGTTCATTAGTAACTAAAGGAAACTTTCAGTGGGAGAATGGAATTAAAGATACAAGGGTAGTTTTTATGCCAAACTCAAACGGTAGGTTTCATATAACTTGGATTCCTCCTGTTTCTTTACAAAACAGAATTGTCTCTAAAGGTGGAATAAATTATCCAGGCAATGAGCATTTAGGTGCTTTTGGATGTGACCCTTACGACATATCAGGAACAGTAGACAAGAGAGGTTCTAATGGGTCCTTACACGGGTTAACAAAATTTAGTATGGAAGATGCTCCAAGTAATCACTTATTTTTAGAGTACATTGCAAGGCCTCAGACAGCAGAGATATTTTTTGAGGATGTATTAATGGCTTGCGTATTTTACGGTATGCCAATACTAGTAGAGAATAACAAACCAAGACTATTGTATCACTTTAAAAATAGAGGGTATAGAGGATACTCAATGAATAGACCCGATAAAAAGTATACAAGACTATCAGTAACAGAGAGAGAGATTGGTGGAATACCTAACTCTAGTGAGGATATAAAACAGGCACACGCTGCTGCAATAGAAACATATATAGAAGAGCTTGTAGGAATATTAGGTGATGATGAAATGGGGGATGTGTACTTTCAAAGAACTCTAGAAGATTGGGCAAGGTTTAATATAAACAATAGGACATCACACGATGCATCTATAAGCTCAGGATTAGCCATTATGGCTTGTAACAAAAATCGT